CAGCACGGGTTCGAATCCCGTACGGGACGCCATTCGCCATAAGGCACGCACTCTCCCCCCGCCCGATCCCCCCGCTCTTTGGCAGAATTCCTGGGGTTTTGGGGGTGGACCTGTTGACCGGCTAAGCCGGCAACCCCCCGAAAATCGCTCTCCGGCTGCCAATTCTCTCCGAACCTGTTGACTTGGCCGATTTAGTACGGAGGTCTTAAGCTGCTGGAAAGGCAGAAAACCTGCGTGGCCGAAATGTGGTTCGGTTCGCATTTTCAATTGCCTGGGAGATCCGTACTTAAAAACGAACCGAAGGAATGATGCGGGCGGCGTAGGACCTCTCGGTCACCCCGAACATCACGCTTGCTTTGAGCAACACCCAAGCTTCGCTGCTGGTGAACTCAACATCTGATCGCCCTCGGCCACCACCAAGTCACCCGTAACCTTTTCCAAAATTTCAATAATTGCAATTCGCTTCGTTAATTCCGTATCTTCCCCATCTTATTTGATCCGGGGATTCGAGAATGGCGGGGCGCAAGCAGTCAAAAACTGGACAGCAGCAGGCTGGTTTGCAGATTGAGGATTACCGCCATGAAGGTGCCACCCGCCCGAACAATCCGCCGGCAGCCATTGCCGCGGAAGGGCGAACGCCGCCGGCGCCAAGGGTCAGCTACGCTTATTCGCCCCGGCTTGATCCGGCCTTGCGGTCCGACCCCTCCGGGCAGGCGGATGCCCTACCGCCTCTGTTGGAAAAGGCAACACGGGAAAAGCTGACGCCGGACGAGGCAGCGCTATTGGCTGAGGCGCTTCGGCGCCATGAGCCCTGGCTGGAATGGGCTGGCAAGCGGGAGACGCCGGGCTTCGCGGTGGACCCGGTTGCGCTGCACATTCATGAGCGCGTGAGTACCCAAGCCATCCTGCGGGCCGCGGCGCGGCAGGATGTTACCCGTGATCTGTTTGCCGACCCCAAGCTGGCTTATTCGCAAGCTGTCAAGTTTTACCAGCACGATGTTGATTGGGCGAACCGGCTGATCCTGGGCGACAGCCTGCAGGTGATGGCCAGCCTGGCGCAGCGCGAGAATTTCGCCGGCAAGGTTCAGATGATCTACATGGACCCTCCCTATGGCATCCGCTTCGGGAGCAATTTCCAGCCTATGACAGGCAAGCGGAACGTCACTGAGAAAGACTCCGATCTCACTCGCGAGCCGGAGATGGTCCGTGCCTATCGCGATACTTGGCGGCTGGGCGTGCACTCCTACCTCGCTTACTTGCGAGACCGATTGGTGGTGGCGCGGACATTGCTCTCCGCAACAGGCAGTATTTTTGTTCAAATTGGTGATGAGAACGTACACCGCGTCCGAGCACTAATGGATGAAGTGTTTGGCAGCGAGTCTTTCGTCACGATGATTACGCTAAAGAAGACTGCCGGCCTCGGAAAGGGGGACATGCCCGAGGTCGCGGACTTCCTACTCTGGTATGCCCGCGACATTGTATCCATGAAGCGCAAGACACTTTATTTAGCGAAGAATTTTTCTGACGATGGCGCATATCGGTACATGCGTAAGCCCACAGGAGAGATCTCCCCCGCGATAGGGACCGACACCGACGCAGTTCTTCGCTTCCAGATTTTGCTAGCTGCTGGGCGGACACCGAGCTGCGTCTACCCGATTGACGCGTTTGGTAATCGGTTTGAACCAACAGCTGGTCGCAGTTGGTCAACGAATCCGCAAGGAATGGCGAGGCTTCTTGGTGCATCTCGTATTGCGCCTGTTGGAACAACACTGAATTATATACGGTTCGGCAAAGATTTTTATGTCAATCCGATTTCTAACGTTTGGACCGACACTGCATCAGGCAGCGCCATGGAGAAAGTCTACGTTGTTCAGACCAATACACGCATCGTCGAGCGGTGCATGCTGATGACTACTGACCCGGGCGATCTGGTCCTGGACCCCACTTGTGGTTCTGGCACTACGGCCTTTGTTGCGGAGCAATGGGGGCGGCGTTGGATCACGGGCGATACCTCTCGGGTAGCCGTGGCTATTGCACGTCAACGCCTCATGACGGCACGCTTTGACCACTATCGGCTAAATAACGAGTCGAAGGGGGTCGGCGGCGGCTTCGCCTGCAGGGCGGTACCGCACATCACGCTACGCGCCATAGCGCAAAACGAGGCGCTTGACCCGATCTTCGCCAAGCATGATCCGATCCTGGATGCACGCCTCGCTGACCTGAACGCGGCCCTCGCCACTGTCGGCAGCGACAAGCGGAGCCATCTTGCCGGCAAGCTGATCGCCAAACAGAGGGCGGAGGGCAAGCGCGCTGCCACCGAGGCCGATCGCCGCCGCTGGGACCTGCCGAAGCCACCGGATGGTTTCCAGCACTGGACGGCACCCTTCGACACTGACCCGGACCATCCTGACAACTTGGCTCAGGCCATCACCGCCTATCGCGCAGCATGGCGAGCGAAGCAGGAGGAGGTCGACAAGACCATCGCTGATGCCGCCGAGCAGGAAGAACTCGTCGATCAGCCCGAGAAGGTAAACGGCGTCACACGCGTTTCCGGCCCGTTCACCGTCGAAGCCGTACAGCCCGCCGAGACAAGCTTGGATGAGGCAGCACATACCAGCCCCATTGATGGCGCGCCTGAGATGCTGGACGAAACGTTCGCCGCCGTTAGCGCCGATACGGCAACAGCCGACCCGCAGAATGCCGAAGCCTACCTCGACCAGATGCTGCGGCTTCTCCGGCAGGACGGGGTGCGCTTCCTGGACAACAAGGAAAAGCACTTCACTCGCCTGGAGCCACTCGGTGCACGGTCGCAGGCGATCCATGCCGAAGGCCGATGGGTACTGAAGGGGGAAACAGACGACGATCCCGAAGGCCGCGCAACGGTCGCCATTGCTTTCGGCCCGCAGTACGGCCCAGTCACCGCGCAGCAGGTCGAGCAGCTTCTCTCCGCCGCGTCGCGACGCGGCTATGAGGAATTGGTGATCGCCGGCTTCACCTTTGACGGTGCTGCTCAGGCTATCATCGACGACGACCCTAATCCGCGCGTCCGTGTGCACATGGCCAACATCCGCCCGGATGTTAATCCGGGCATGGCCGGCCTGCTCAAAGATACGCCGGCCGCGCAGCTCTTCACTGTCTTCGGCAAGCCGCGCTCAAAGCTTGAACCTGCCGGCAAGGATGAATGGCGCGTGGTGATGGAAGGCGTCGACATTTACGACCCCGTTTCCAACACCGTAACACCGAGCCGCGCCGACAAGGTGGCTGCCTGGTTCGTTGACAGCGACTATGACGGTCGCAGCTTCTGCGTCACCCAAGCCTTCTTCCCGGATAAGGACGCGTGGTCAAAGCTTAGCGCCGCGCTTAAGGGCGTGGTGGATGAGGAAGCCTTTGCTGCACTGTCAGGCACAGTCAGCCTACCCTTCCCGAAGGGGGAGCATGCCTGCGTCGCGGTGAAGGTGATTGACCCGCGCGGCAATGAGGTGATGCGCCTGCATCGGCTGGAGGGCTGAGCCGATGGCGAAAGCCCCTCCTCAACAGCAGGACATCCCGATCCAGCCGGTCGAGCGGCCCATTCTCTGCTCGCCCTACAAGGAGCCGGACCAGCACTGGAAATATGACACTGCCACTGGCGCCGCGCGGAAGGAACCGGGCCGCCGTCCAGCTTCTTACTGGTACAAGACTGAACGTACCGGCAGCGCACAAATGTCGCTGCTCGCCCAGGAACAGCAGGACGACCTGCCGTTACCCAACCTGCTGCGCGACGATGTGCGTCGCTGGCGAGAGGCCGACTATCGCGGTGCCACCCTAGCGACGCGCGAATTGCTCCGTCACTGGAGCCGCGAGGATCGCGAGCGTCGCCTGTTCTTTGGCCAGCGCGAGGCGGTGGAGACGATCATCTACCTGGCGGAGATGCGCTTCACTGGCCGCAGCAGCCGCCTGCGCTTTGCGCCGAAAGTGACGGATGAGGATCTCGGGCGCCTGCTTACCGGCGTGCGACCTGGACCGGCGTTTCAATTGTCGCAGAGCGCCGAATTTTTTCCGACGTTGGTGGATAAGCCCGCCGACTCGTCGCTGAAGCCGCTGCGCCGCTTGTGCACCAAGCTCGCCACCGGTAGCGGCAAGACTCTGGTTGCTGCGATGGTGATCGCTTGGGCCTTCGTGAATCGCGGCATCAGTCCAGAGAGCCGGGAATACCCTGATGTGGCTCTGCTTTGCGCACCGAACCTGACGGTGAAGGAACGTCTCGGTGTGCTGAAGCCTGATGCGCCAGACAATTACTACGATGCCTTCGACCTGGTCCCAGCGAAATGGCGCCCATTGCTGCAGCGCGGCTCCGTCATTGTTGAGAACTGGCACCGCTTCGCGCCAGAAAGTCCGCACAAGGAAGGGGACAAGACCTACGCCGTTGTCGACAAAGGCGAAGAGACGCCCGCTGATTTTCTGCGCCGCATTCTGGGCAGTGCATCCGATCGGCTACCCATCCTGGTTATCAATGATGAGGGCCACCATTGCTGGCGTCCGGCACAGGGTGTTGCAGTCGGTTCGGGTCTGACAGGCGACGACAAGGCGGCTTTCGAAGATGAAGCGCAGGAAGCCACTGTCTGGGTGGAGGGGCTTGATAGGTTGAATGCGGCAGGAGGCGACGCGCCGGGCATCGCCATGGTGGTGGATCTTTCAGCCACGCCCTTTCGCATCAAGGGTAGCGGGTATCCTGAAGGCCAGCCTTTCCCATGGATTGTATCTGACTTTGGACTGGTGGATGCGATCGAAAGCGGCATCACGAAGATTCCCCGCCTGCCGGTGCAGGACACGACGGGCCGTCCCGACCCGCGGTACTTCCGCCTGTGGGAAGCGATCCGTGACGGCCTGCAGCCTGGCGAGAAATTGCCCGGGCGCTCCGGCAAGCCGAAGCCGGATGTGGTCTGGCGCGAGGCGCAGGGCGCGCTGGTCCAGATCATGGGGCAGTGGAAGGAACGCTTCGACCTTATCCGCGCCGGACAGCCAGGCGTGGACCGGACGCCTCCTTGCGTCATCATCGTCTGCGACAACACCGACATTGCCGAGGAATTCTACCGCCGCATCAGCGGCGAGCAGGTGATCGAGACGGTCACCGAGGCCGAAGTGGTGGAGGTCCTGGAGGAGGACGAGAGCGAGGAGGAGGCGCGCACCACCAAGCGTGGGAAGAAGCCAAAGCCGCGCATCGTCTATGGGCAGGGCGAGGTGTTCTCCGATCTCTTCAGCAACACGGCAGAGCGGAAGGTTACCATCCGCATCGACAGCAAGCTGCTTGCGCAGGCCGAGGCCGGCGGCAGCGGGACGGGCAAGAAGAAGGCCGACGCTGCTGAGGAACTGCGGCGCGTTGTCGCCACGGTCGGCAAGGCCGGTGAGCCCGGCGAGCATGTGCGCTGCGTTGTCTCGGTGGCCATGCTGACGGAAGGCTGGGACGCCAACACCGTCACACAGATTCTCGGGCTGCGCGCTTTCACGAGCCAGCTGCTTTGCGAGCAGGTCGTGGGCCGCGGTCTGCGGCGGATGGACTACAAGCCAGATCCCGCCACCGGGCTGCTGACCGAGGAATATTGCGACGTCTACGGCGTTCCATTCTCCGTCATCCCGTTCCGTGGGAGGCCGGTGAATAAGCCTGAGCCGGACGACACGCCGCCCAACCTGGTGAAGGCGCTGCCCGAGAGGGCTGCGATGGAGATCCGCTTCCCGGTGGTGGAGGGCTATGCTTTCGCGCTCCGCCGCAACCTGATCCGCTGCGATGTCGGCGCGATGGAGCCGCTGCGCATCGAGCCGAACCGCGAGCCCACAGGCACCTTCGTGCGGCCGCAGGTGGGCGTGCAGGTCGGCGGCGGCATGGCGGAGACGCAGTCGCCCTTCGGCTTCCATCAGCAGGACCGTGAGGCCTACTACGCCTCGGTCCACCTCCAGACGATCCTGTTCCAGGTAGCACAGCGGATCGTTGAGGAACTGACGCAGGCGGGCACGTCCGGTGCCGAGGGGCGTAAGCGGCGCGTATTCGCGCTGCAATCACGGCATGCACTGTTCCCGCAGGTGTTCCGCGTGGTCGAGGAATACGTGCGCCGGAAGGTGGACTTCAATGGCGCGCCGGAGCCGGAGCTTGGTCTCGAGAAATACGCGCGGCAGGTAGTGGAGCGGGTGCGCGACGCCATCCAGCCTGACGACTCATCCGGCGAGCCGCCGCTACTGCCTTTATTGAATCGCACGCAAGAGATTGGCAGTACCGCAGGAGTTGAGTTCCGCACAAAGCGGCCGGTCTTTGCGACTATGGCGAGCCACATTGGGCACGTCGTCGCCGACACGGCGGCGTGGGAGCAAAGCGCGGCGTTCCGTCTGGAGCAGGCCGCGCAGCAGGGGCTGGTCCGCTTCTACGCGCGGAACGAAGGGATGGACCTCAGCATCCCGTATGAGTTCCTCGGGGTCGATCACGGCTACGAGCCCGACTTCCTCGTGCGCATGGCGATGCCGGATGGCGAGCCTGACCTGACGCTGGTGTTGGAGGTGAAGGGCTTCGAGGACAATCAGACGACCGCCAAGCACGAAGGCGCGCGCCGCTGGGTGCGGGCGGTCAATAACTGGGGGAAGCTCGGGCGGTGGGCGTTCCATGTGTGCCGGAACCCGCAGATGCTTGAGCGGGAGTTAGCGTATCTCGTGGAGCAGACACCGGCATCAGCCGCATGAGCACGCTGGCGTCCCTCGCCGCACTTGCCAGCGACGTACTCTCTGCCGCTGGCATTCCCGGTGGCGCACTCCTTGGGGACGTGACCAAGCGCTTGCTTGATCGGCGAATCGCGCAGGCGCGGGAGATCCTGCTTGAGGAAATCCGGCGGGGAGAAAAACACATTTCGCAAGCCGGCGACGAAGACGAATTTGCAGCCATCCTCTTCCGCTATCAGCGCGCGGCCATTGAAGGAACGGCCCGACTGAATTTGCGGCTTCTGGCAGCGGTTGCCGCAGGTCAGGGCGCGCGCACCGGCTTCGCTGCTGATGAGTTTCTTGCCTGGGCCGATGTTCTGGCAACGCTCCGCCGCGAGGAGCTGATCCTTGTTGCCGCATTGTGGCGCATCGAGCGTGGCGACGCGACAAAGGTCATGGGTTCTACCGCCGCCAGCGATCCGATATGGACCCAGCTAGAAGCACAGCTCATTCCGGATCCGTTTCCCACGCCGGCAGATGTCGTAGCGGCAGCGAGTGCGTGCACGCGCACCGGGTTGGTTGCAACAGTTGGCGGCACTTGGGGCCAAGCTGTTACTTTCACCACCACACCGCGTCTTGCGAAGCTGCTTGAGCTGGCCCCGATCGAAGATGTCCTCGGTCGGGATAGAGCCTTTCGGCCGTGAGGGATCTATGAGCGATGCCCCTAGCCCGGCGAACGGAGATCAGCTTTCTGACCTTTTGATCGAGCCGCAAGAAGACTTGCGGACTGAAGCGAAGACCTGGCTCGACCTCGACGACCCGACACATCGTGCTAAGCTCGCTAAAGCCGTCATCGCACTCGCCAACTATGGTGGAGGCAGAATTTTGGTCGGCTTTGTAGGGCGGCCATTGGTGGAGGCGGAGGGAAGCCCTGCCGATCTCGATGCGGCTTGGAACACCGATCGGTTCAACAGCGCTGTGGGGAGTTATCTAGATCCTCCGCAACATTGCGAGGTGAGACTGGTGCCGCGCCCGGGCACAGGACGCCGCTTTCCTGTCGTGCTCGTGCCAGGCATTGCCATCTCGCCAGTGCGGTCGAAGAAGGGCAGCCCAGACAATGGCAAGGAGCTGCGGGCAGGCGCCTATTACGTTCGTCGCCCGGGCCCAAAAAGCGAGGAGCCTACTCCGGAGGATTGGGACGAAATACTGAAGCGGCTTGAGCGAAACCGCACGAACACTCGACTCGACCTGGTCGCGGGCGATGTCGCGCGGCTCAGGGCTGCGTTCACCGAACTGCAAACCATGCTCACGGAAAATATGCGCGGTGGTAACGCCGGCGCCCCCATCAAATCGCAGACCGAATTGCAAAACGACCGCTTGAATGACTGGATTGCAGACAGTGATCGGCGCTGGCGCGAGGTAATCGCACCGCTTCCGCCGGAAGATCCCGCACGCCTGCCGTCTGGCCACTATACCATTGGATATCTGATCGCCCCATCGCCAGAGCCACTACCGCCCCGGCAATTACGGGACGTCCTTGACGAAGTGGTGGTGCGGTTCACTGGGTGGCCAGCCTGGCGGGTCCCCACGCGTCCAGGCAGCCAACCGCGGCTGTATGACAATATTCTAGAAGCGTTTATGGGCGGGGGCACCAATCGCGCGTTTCCTGACCCAGCGCATTCTGATTTCTGGCGCGCAGCTGCTGACGGGCGGATGTTCCTCCGGAGGGGCTTCGTTGAGGACAGCCACCCCGATCGCATGCAGCCCGGAACTGGTATCGAGATTTGGGCGCCACCCTCGCGAATTGGCGAAAGCCTTCTGCACGCTGGACGCCTCGCCCGCAGACTTGACCGCGCCGAGGGAGAGATCCTGCTTCGCGTTGACTGGAGCGGGTTACAGGGTAGGCGTCTCACCAGCAATTTGGCGCCAGAGTATTTTGCACCGAGCCAAGCCGAGGCCTGCTCGCAAGACACCGTCAATGGGAGTGTTCGCATGCGGGTGGCGGACATTCCGGCCGATGGGTCGGCGTCATTAGAGGCAGCGGCAAGGGCACTGACTGAGCTGCTGGCCCCGCTGTATGACTTGTTCGACTTCACCACGGTACCAGAAGCCGCGATGGCGCAGACCCTCAGACGCCTTCTGGGTAAACGGCACTAGATCCATCGCCTGCAGATGAACCTTGCATGCGCGTCTTTATCGCTCCGCACTGAGAGCGCTGCTCCCTCCACCCCACCGGCACCGCTTCCAGCAACGCCGGCAGCGTCATCCCCTCTGGCTGCCGCCCGTCTAGGATCGCATCGACCATTTCCGGCGCGAGCAGCGTCAAGCGCAGCATGCGCGAGACGTATGATGGATTGATCTTCTCCGCCGCCGCCAATTCGTTCATTGTGCCGAAGTCTCCGGATTCCAGCATGCGCCGCCACCGGAAAGCCCTGGCCACCGCCTTTACCAGTGAAGGATCACCAGAGGTCTCGGTCCTTCCTTTGGCCTCTATCCCTCCGGGGGTAATGATCAGCTTCCGGCCTCCGCGCTTTTTCAAGTTCAACGGAACCCGGATGGTGATGGTATGGGCGTTGTCCATCATGCTGCTTTTCCTATCTCTGCGGCCCGTCGCGGCCTGAATTCGCGTGCGAGTGAGCCGAGGCCTTCCAAGCGCAGCCGGACGTCAGCGCCGTCAGTCCCTACCTCCACCCGATCAATCATCAGGCCGAAGATCCGCGCCTGCTCGGACGGGAAAAGCTCGCCCCACATCTCGTCGAGCCTTTCGAGGGCAAGGCGCGTGTCCTCTTCCGTGATGTCCGCTTCCTCCTCCCGCGCCGCGCGCCATGTCCCCACCACCACCTCTGGCTGGCGCAGCAGCGCGCGCAATTGGTCCAGCACCAGCGCCTCAATCTCGCCCGCCGGCAAGCGGCGATAGGGCGCATCATCCGCGCCGCCCTTCAGGACCGATTGGCTGACGTAATAGCGATATAGCCGCCCCTGCTTGCGCGTGTGCGTGGGCGATAGCGCCCGCCCATCGGCGCCAAAGATCAACCCGCGCAGCAGCGCCGGGGACCGATTGCGCGCCAGCCCAGCCCGCATATGCGGGTTGGACGCCATGATCTCATGCACATGGTTCCACAGCGCCTGGGGAATGATGGCGGCGTGCTCTCCCGGATAGGATTTTCTCTTGTGCACCGCCTCCCCAAGATAGACGCGGTTGACGAGCAACTTGTACACCGCGCCCTTGTCGAAGGGGCGGCCGTGTTTGGTGAGCAGCCCCTCGGCGCGCAAGATCGGCAGCAGCCGCGTGGCGGACCCGATTTCGGCAAAGCACTCGAACACACGGCGCACGGTGGTGGCGGCGGCTTCGTCCACCAGCAGCTTGCGGTTTTCGACGCGGTAGCCGAGCGGCACCGGCCCGCCCATCCACATGCCCCGCGCGCGCGAGGCCGCGATCTTGTCGCGCACACGCTCGCCGATCACCTCGCGTTCGAATTGCGCAAAGGACAGCAGGATATTCAGCGTCAGCCGGCCCATCGACGTGGTGGTGTTGAAGGACTGCGTGACGGAAACGAAGGTCACCTCGTTCTGGTCGAAAATCTGCACCAGCTTGGCGAAATCCATCAGCGAGCGTGACAGGCGATCAATCTTATAGACCACAACCACATCCACGAGCCCTGCTTCGATATCGGCCAGTAGCCGTTTCAGCGCCGGGCGTTCCAGCGTGCCGCCGGAAACGCCGCCATCATCATAGCGATCATGCACCAGCACCCAGCCTTCGGATCGTTGGCTGGCGATATAGGCCTCGCAGGATTCACGCTGCGCATCGAGGGAATTGAATTCCTTCTCCAAGCCTTCATCGGTGGATTTGCGCGTATAGACCGCGCAGCGGCGCTTGCGGATGGGCGCGGGGCTTGCGGCATCGCGGCGGGTCATGCAGTGGCCTTTCGCAAGCCAAAGAATACCCAGCCATTCCAGCGCGTGCCGGTGATGGTGCGCGCAATAGCGGAGAGCGATTGAAAGGGGCGCCCCTGATATTCGTAACCATCGCGCGTAACAGTCACGGCATGCTCGGTGCCCTGATATTCGCGGATCAGACGCGTGCCGACGATCGGGCGTTGATCCTGGCGGATCCGGCGGAGCGTGATGTTGCCGCCATCAATCTGCTCGCCCAGCGCTTCCAGTCGGGCGATGGTCTCGGGCTTCAAGCCGCCATAGGCCAGTTCCTGAATGCGATAGGCCAGGCGGCTTTCCAGAAAGCGCCGGTTATAGGGTGGCGGTTCGGTGCCAAAGAGGCTGCGCCACTGCTGCTTCAGATCGCGGATATCGGCGCCTGGCAGCGCGGCAAGCCGGGCTGGCACGTCCTGCTTAGGAATGGCCGGGATGATGATCGGCGGTGGGCTTGGCTCGGCTGGTGCGGTTCGTTTCATGCGGCTCCCTTTCTCTTGGGGTTCGCATAACGGCGCTGGGGGGCCTGGAAGTGTAGGCGAATGTCTCTGCTATCGACCGGGGCCGACGTCTCTGGCGGGGCAGCGCGGCTCCGCAGCCGCAGTAACCCGCGGGCGAGGATGTCGCAGACCTCGCGGAGGTGCGGCGGGAGGTGGGGGTTGGGGGTGTTGCTGCTCACCCTTTGTAGATACCCAGCCCCCCGTCGAAGTGTCTCACGCCGGGCACCAAATTTGATTCGACAGCCCCCTCTTGGGGCTGATAGAACAGAATAAGAACAGTCAAACGGAATCCCCCCTATGGCAAAGGACCTAAAGAAGTTCGTCAATCCTAAGTTCTTGAAAACAGTACATCTTGGATTGCTGAAACGGCTGTTCGCGCGTCAGCCGGCCGAAGCGGAAGGCTTCGCCCTTGCCACCTTCGACGGCGAGGACGCTGAGGTACGTCAGCGCCTAAAGGCGTTCTTTGAAGGCCCCGAACAAGGCATGCCCAGCGGGCTTGTCGCCGACCTTCACCATATCGCGGAACTCGGTTCGGAAAACGGGATGCACCTGCTGCAGGAGCGTGCTGCGGCCCGAGACGTTGAGATCGTCGCGCCATTGGACGCCAATGGTCATCCGATCCCGCTTGATCCGAAGCACTTCGCCTTGATCGCATTTCTCGACCATCGGGCGGTTTTCGATGCCGCCTCCGATATCCTGGCGCGTCAGGCGCGTTCGTCTCTCGCGGAATATGTTGGGCTTGATGAAGGCGTGGAACCGCGGATTACCGACGGAAACAAAGCCGCGTTTGAAGCTGCAGCCAGCGAATTGTTCCAGCGCGACCATCGAGGGGGCTTTTGCCGTGTCGGTTGGCACGAGGATGGAGAGCAGACGGTGCTTGTCGTAACGCATGGAGCACCAGTGACGGTGGTTCCTGTAATTGACGGTGATCGTGAGAACGTCATCAGCTATCGCAGCGTGGAACACGCTATTCTTGCCTATAATCCCAATAATGGCCGCATGGGTGTGGGCGGTGTGCGCAAGGCATTGCGCGCCGAACTCGCTGAATTCTTCGCGGAACATATCCTGGCGCGGCCAGGGTTCTTTGCAGGCGAGGATTGCCAGAACCTCTATACGCTGAGACCTATTGAACAAGCCGGCCTGAATTTCCGGTTCCATCACGATTTTGATCCAATGATCCAGGGTGTGGAGATCGTCGAAGTCTTGATCGAGAAAATCAGCACGGATCCAAATAGTGGCAACATCACCGTCGAGGCACAGAATACGATCAAGGAATTCAGGGGCAACGCGCTGCAGTGTGTTCGGGAATTCAGTGATCGGGTATCGCTGAACAACAGTAGTTTTCGTTTGGGCCACATGATCCTTCGCGTGAATTTTGGTGAAGGTCGCCGGCGGGGTACGCGCGTCACCGTCAAGATCAAGCCGCCATCACTTGCAGTATTCAAGCGGCAGCGCTTTGAGGATCGCATCATGCGGCTGTTGCGCCGCAATGGTCTTTGCCATGAACGACAGCCTGCCGAAGCTGCTGCTGCGGCGCAGTGAGGCTTGCCCTGGCGCCATTCTTTGGGGTCAGGAAGCTCAGCCTTACTTTGGAAGAGTTTTTGACGGCCTTCTTTCCCAGGGCCTGCTAAAGGAACGCGCGCCAGCCAAAACCTGGCCCGCTTGTGCCGACTGTGATTCGGAATGCGGGGAGCGCGAGATTGTTGAGATTGGCAACCGGCTAGTGGCGGAATGCCCCGAAGACCATCGCCGCGATACAATATTGGACAGTGAGCATCTCCGCAGCTTTGAAATCGACCCGGCCGCCTTGTGCCGTCGCATCGCCAGAGAGTCGGGGCTTGCCGGTGAACCTGCCCCGATCATGACCGGGCTTTGGGCGCTCGGCCGATTGCCAAACCGGCGGCATGTGATTCTGGCGTTGGATCCGGTTTGCGCGGCGGATGCGCGATTGGTGACCATGATCGGCACGGTGGGGAAACCCTTCGAGACGAGCCTATTGCTGCCGAGCGGTATCCCAATCGAGCGTCGCCAAGACCTTGCGGAGGCGGGCTTGGCCGTTGTGCTGGCGCAAGACGCTTTTGCGGCCACAGGCTTTGCGCTGAGCGCGGAAGTGCTTGTGCCCAGCCTGCCAGGCGAGGTTCGTCTGATCATTGGCCGCGAAGGCGGGACCGTGACGTTGGACGGGCGGCCAAAAAAAATGGGGGATCAGCCATTTCGGGTTTTGGTTCGGCTGGCCGATTTCGCCAAAAGAGATCACGGCTACCTTCCCGACGACCAAATCGTGCGAGCGATCTACGGCAACCAAATACAGCCAAAATCACGCGATACGCGGGATGTTATTCGGCTTTTGAGGGACGCTCTGGCCGCGGGGCTGGAAGGTGACCAAGCCGTAGCTACACGCGGCCTTATTGAGACCCGACGCGCGCCAGGCCGCCACCGGCTTTGCCTGCGCGCGACAGAAATCGCCCTTTTGGCCTGATCTTTCTCCCCCGGCGTGCCATCCCACGTTAGTCCCACGTTAGTCCCACCAAGCGCTCGCTTTTCCTCGGCATCGTCCGCCCATCGCCACTCGATGGACAGGACCTGCCGATGCCTTTCAGCCCAAGCCGCGCGGAACTTAACGCCCTCCAGCGCCTCGCCGACCTCATGGCGCTGCGCATTATTCGCGCATGTCGCATCCCCAGCCACGAGCGGGAGGATCTGCGCCAGGACCTTCTGGCCGACCTATTTGCCCGGCTGAGGGGCTTTGACCCCGAACGCGGCAATCTCTCCACCTTTGCCTTCACGTGCTTCGGCCATCGTGCCTCGCAACTCATTGGACGCATCCTGCGCGGGCGCGCCAGCATGATGCCCGTCTCGCTTGATGATCCTATGCCCGGTGCGCCGAATCTTACCATCGGCGATGGCCTTTCCGAGGCAGATGGTTATGGCGCCCTGCTTGGCCAGCCGGTGGATGCCTTGGCAGCGGTCGATCGGCGCCTCGATCTTGATCGTGCGCTGGGCACACTCCCGCAAGAGGCGCTGCCGCTTTGTGCCGAACTCATTGAGCAATCCCCACACGAGCTGGCGAAGGCCAGCCCGACATCGCGCGCGACGCTCTACCGGCGTCTGCATGAGCTTCGTCTTCGTCTGTTGATCGCCGGCATTCCGGCATCGGCGTGAGACGTTTTGAAAGGGGGCTGGGTATTTACAAACATGGACACCGCAATTCTCGATCTTCGCACTCATGAACTGCCAATCAGCGAAACAATGCTCTGTGCCTGGTTCGGTACGGCAGTGCCCGGTGATCGCCTAGCCTATCATCGCGGCTTTCTGGCGATTGATGTGTCGCCACTGACCTTCAAACTGCCCGAGCCCGAGCGTCGCATGCTGCAACGGGTCGCAGACCGCGCGCTGCAATTGGCTGAGGCAGGCCTGATCCATGTGGTTCAGCGCCGCATCGCCGAAGATGAATTCGCTTACATCGCGATTGCCCGTTCACGACCGCCAACATGGAGCGGGGCGCTGGAGACCGTTCTGAAGGCCGCCAATCGAGAAGGGCAAAGCAAATGAATCACTTTCTCATGTTTGGCAGATCGATTGCTGCCGCATTCACAACGAAAAACAGGAGCATTGCCATGAAGACGCTGACACCGCTTGAACAGCTGCAGGAAAAACTCTGGCTTAAAGCACTCCCGGACAACATTGATATTCCCACAGGACCAGCACGAGACCTCATCGTCACGAAGCCTGTGGCGCACGCAACTGTGGACGATCTCGCCTTTGCGGCTGACGCGTTGCTTCGCCAATCAATCGCGCTTCACCGCAAAGCTGATGCAATGAAGCAGATTCACGATCTGGCACGGCGTGCAGGAGCGGTGGGCGCAGCCAATGCTGTCACTTCAGCTGTCCGCATGCTGGAGGCTGCGGAATGAGCACGTTTCCTCTGCAGCCGTTCAAAACTAGCCTGTGGCGGGCGCGCCCATGACTGAGCTTCTTGCCCTATCCGCCGTGCGTTTCGATGCAGACTGCCAGTCGCGTGTTTGCCTCGATGAGGAGACCGTCGCGGAATACGCTTATCGCATGCGGGAAGGTACGGAATTTCCACCGATCACCGTATTCTTTGACGGCTCCGAATATTGGCTCGCCGATGGCTTCCATCGCTACGCCGCATGGAAAGGGCTTGCGCGCGAACGTGGCGATGAAGCAAGCGCCGATGTCCCGGCCGAAATCCGCCAAGGCACGAGGCTCGAGGCAGTTCGGCATGCGCTATCGGCCAACGCCCATCACGGCAAGCGCCGCGAACCTGGCGACTATCGGAAAGGCTATACCATCGCTGTCCGTAACGGACTCTGCGCTGCTCATGACGTGGATGCAGTTCGGCAGCTACTCGCCTGCTCCGAGCGTTGGGCACGAGAACTGACCGCCGAGGCACGTGACGCGCTGGAGCGTGAGCGCAACACCCGTATCCTCGAAGCCCGCAAGGCAGGACAAAAGCAAGCCGAGATTGCCCAGCGAGAGGGCGTGACGGAGCGGACTGTACGGAACATCGAGCACCGGAAAGAACGGCAGCCTGCCGTTTCTTCCGGGGGGACTGATTATGTGCCGCCTTCCACAACTGCCCGCCCACTCCCTCCCGCAGTTGCGGCCCTGGACCGCCCATCGCTGACCGCCTGGTCCGACGCGATCTATGCGCTCGAGCAACTCATTCGCGCGATTGAAATCGCGCAAGCATATCGGGTTCCACGCAAAGCGTTACCGCGCATCGAAGCGCTGATGGCGCGCGCCGGCACCCTGATTTCCGAAACCAAATTGGAGGCTGAAGATGACGCTACGCGTTCTGTTGCATGACATTCTAGCTGAACTTGATCCCGATGGCGGGGGCTTTCGCACCAGCGAAGCCGCGGACCTGCTCTACGCCAAGGCCAGTCATGGCTGCGCAGACATTCCCCTGCTGGTCGAAAGGCTCGCACGGCGTGGTGCGCGTGAGGAAGTCGCAAGCTTCCGGCCAGAACGGGCTGCGGCAAAGCGTGTCGCTGCCGATGTGATGATGGGCCAGCGCGATATGGCCGAGGTCACAGATGGCTTTGATCATTGGGTGACAGACATCGCTGCCCTGGATGAAGGCTGCGATGCCATCCGCAAGCGGGTGCTGCGCATGACCCATCCAGAATTCATGCGCATGATCGAGCTTCGGGAACAGAAGGCGTCGCAAATGCGTGAATACGCGCGGCGCGCGCGAAAGATCCTCGCGGAACATCCCGAATGGGCAGAGAACCCGAGCATGACGCTCGCTGATATTCTTGAGGTGACCGAATAATGGCCCTCAGGATCATCAGCGCCGAGGAGCGCCTGGCAGAATCGCGCGGCATCAAGGCCGCGATTTTTGGCGGCAGTGGCCAGGGTAAAACCAGCCTGCTTTGGACGCTCCCCGCCGACCGCACGATTTTCATGGATCTGGAGGCAGGCGATCTCGCCGTCGAAGGTTGGACCGGCGATACCATCCGCCCGCGCACATGGCAGGAATGTCGGGATTTCGCCGCCTTCATCGGCGGGCCCAACCCGGCGCTACGCGATGAACAGTCCTACTCGCCGGCGCATTACGCCATGGCCTGCGAGCAATTCGGCGACCCTGGCAAGCTTGATCGCTATGAGACGTTGTTTGTCGATAGCATCAGCGTCGCCGGGCGGCTTTGCTTTCAATGGTGCCGTGGCCAGCCCGAAGCCTTCTCAGAAAAAAGCGGCAAGCCCGATATCCGCGGCGCCTATGGCCTGCATGGGCGAGAGATGATCGCCTGGCTCACGCATCTGCAGCACACGCGCGGCAAGAACATCATCTTTGTCGGGATCCTCGACGAAAAGCTCGATGACTTCAATCGCAAGGTCTATGTGCCGCAGATCGATGGCAGCAAGACCGGGCTCGAATTGCCGGGCATCGTCGACGAGGTTCTGACGCTTACCGCGCTCAAGGATGAGCAAGGGCAATTGCGGCGCGCCTTGGTTTGCCAAACGCTGAACCCCTGGGGCTATCCGGCCAAGGATCGCAGCGGACGGCTTGAGATGGTCGAAGAACCCCATCTCGGCAGGCTTTTCGCGAAAATCCGTGCCCCGGCACGCCCGATTGCGGAACGGCTGCAGCTTGCGCTGCCAGCCCCCGAGGCATCCGAAACCACTCCCCCCACCAACAGCCAGTAAAGGAGACAGACCATGGCAGCATGGAATGACTATAATGACGCGCGCCAGAACCCGAACCTGATCCCCAAGGGCACCATCGCCAAGGTGCGCCTGACGATCCGCCCGGGCGGCTTTGATGATGCAAGTCAGGGTTGGCATGGCGGCTTTGCCACGCGCGGCGCGACAGGTGCGGTGTACCTCAATTGCGAATTCACCGTGCTTGAGGGCCAATACGCCAAGCGCAAGATTTTCTCGATGATTGGGCTATTCAGCCCGAAGGGGCCTGATTGGGCCAATATGGGCCGCAGCCTTATTCGAGGCATGCTGAATTCCGCGCGTGGCATTTCTGACAAGGATGTCTCGCCCAACGCTCAGGCGGCGCGGCGCATCACCAGTTTTGCGGATCTGGATGGGATCGAATTCGCCGCAAAGATCGATGTTGGCACAGACACCAATGGCGAGGAAAAGAACGAAATCCGCATGGCGCTGACACCCGATCATCGGGACTACGCGCAAATCATGGGCCGCGTTGCACTGCCTGGCCTTCCGCCTCAGACGCCAGCCCCTGCGTCCATGGCTCCGCCCGCCGTGCAGCCTAGTGCCTATCCTGCCGCACCCCCGCCGCAGGCCGCCGGTGGCGATCCCCGTCCCAGCTGGGCGCGCTGA